TGCTAGATGCAGCCCTCAAGCATTCCAAAAAACCCATATTAAGCACGTATCCGCCTCCATTTGGCTTTGACGACAAAGGAAAGCCATTCAAGAACGGTGTTGTTCAGGATGCGGTTTTTGTTCTGCGACCACTCCATGACGCGAACCCAAGAGATGAGAAGGCTTCGTTTGGATTCGGCGCATCTTATGTGAAAGGGCCGATCCTGAAGACCGGATACCATCTTGCGGCGGGATTTATATTTTCGCCGGGAAGTTTCGTCGAAGAGATTCCCTATGATCCGCGCATGTATTTCGAGGGGGAAGAGCAGAACATATCCATTCGCGCGTTCACTCACGGATGGGACATATTCCACGTCCGCGACACCATGATCCCTCTTTACCACCTCTATAAGCAGAATGGTGAGGATTACGTCACCCACCACTGGCACCCTTCGGTTGATGAGAAACGGAAGGTGAAGTGGCCTCAGATGACAGAGGCTAGTGACAAGAGGCTGCGAGAGCTGGTCTTCGATAGGAAGACTGGCGGCGCTTACGGTCTTGGGCCCGTGAGAAGTATGGATGATTACGAAAGCCGCAGCGGAATTTCCTATTCAAAGCGAACAATAACGTGGAGGGCTGGCGATGAAAGAAGCTCAGATACAGCAGGAGATTCGTCTGGCTCTGGGGCAGAGGCATGACATCATGATGTTCCGTATCAATGTGGGCAAGTTTCGCCCGATTGATGGCGGCCCGCGCGTAATCCAGTCCGCCCCTGAAGGCACCCCTGATCTGCTGGGGGTAATATCCCCCGGCAGAGCGTTCGCGATTGAAGTAAAAACCGACAAGGGAAAGCAGCGCACCGCGCAAGTTGCATGGCAGAATGCGTGGGAAAAGCGCGGCGGAATCTACATTCTCGCACGTTCTATCGAGGATGTTTACAAGGGGCTTGACATCGCCCCGTAGACAACAATATATCATCCGTATGCCGAACGTATATCGGCTGTAAACCGGAGATAAATATATGGCTAAAGAACTAGAGTTCTCGCTAGAATACTGGCGTGACCGCGCCAATTTCTTTGAGTATGTCCTTAATGAACTGAAGGGACAGAGGGCAGAGCTGCGCAACAGTTTCATTGAGCGGCTGGAAAATGAGAATGCTGAGCTGAAAGGCATTATGGTTAAGTTGACCGAGGCCATCACGGCGCAGTTGAAGTATCGCACTGACGAGGTGATACCGAAGGATAGTGATGCGGCGTCGTATGTTAAGGCGTATCAGTCCCGGCGTATTCGTATCGACACGTTGAGCCTGTCCGTGCGGTCAGCCAACGCGCTAAATAATGAAAATCTGACAACGCTAGGCCAGCTATGCCGTTACACTGAGGCCGATCTGCTGCGCATCCCAAACTTTGGGAAGCATTCGCTGAATGAGATCAAAGAAGTTTTATACGCACACGGCCTTTCGCTAAAGCCAATGGGGAGAGATTAAGATGGCAATGATTACAGTACGTGATCAGATTCACTGGCACGAAATTCGCGCCCAGCACATTGGGGGCAGTGAGGTGTCTGCGCTGTTTGGGCTGTCGCCATTTACGACGCGCTGGCAGCTCTGGATGGAAAAGTCTGGAAAGCTACCGCCTGAAGACCTGTCTGACAACAAGGCAATTCAAGCAGGAACATTCCTTGAGAGTGGCATCGCAAACTGGGCAGCCCATCGCTGGGGCATGACTATCGAGAAGGTCACAGATTACTACACCGCTCACGATTGCCCGGGCATGGGGGCGTCACTGGACTTCGCTACTGACACCGGCATCCCGGTTGAGATTAAGTGGTCCGCCTATGGCGACGGCTGGGAATACGACGGCGAGGTTATCACCAGCGCCCCTGAGAATTACATTCTTCAGGTTCAGCACCAGATGGCCTGCACTTCAGCTCCATATGGCTGGCTGATCGCGCTGCTACGCAATGAGCCGCGTCGCATGAAGATTCCTCGGAACGACAAGATCATTGATGCCATCAAGGCTGAGGTAACAGCTTTCTGGGAAAGCGTGCGCGCTGGACAGGAGCCACCCGTAGACTTTGAGAATGACGCAGAGGCCGTTGTGCGTATGCTGGACTTCGTTCCCATATCGGACATCACGCTAAACGAAGAACACGCGCATTTGTTCCAGACCTATCTGGAGATGGCTGACCTTGAGAAGCAGGCCAAGGCCAAGAAAGAAAAGGCAAAAACCGAAATGCTCACCCTGAGCATCGAGGAAATGAAGAAGCACAATACGTCGCAAGAGAAGGCTATCGTTAAGTGCGGTGATCATAAGATGTCTATCAGCACCGTTAAGGGGTCGACTGGCACTGAGATTACGGCCGATATGGTCGGCCAGTTCTACGGCGCTCGCAGTGGCTACAAGCGACTGACGGTGTCGAAATGAAGAAAGACAGTGTGATGATGCGGGTGGACCGTGAACTGCTTGGGAAACTGCGCAGCACGGCATCCAGACACCCATTAAAGCCGACCCTGCGCGCTGTTGTTGAGCGTGCAATTGAACTCATGATTGAAGATCTTGAAGAGGAACTCCGCAATGGAAGCAAGTAATCTTCCCGCTAAACCGATTGATCGGTTCAAGCAGGAGCTCGCAATGCGCGAGGGTCATCTGCGCAGCCTGCTGCCGCAGTCAATGACCGTTGATAAGTTTCAGGGCATTGTCGTGGCCGCTGTGGCTGACAACATGGACCTGCTGGACTGTGACCGCGCGTCACTTCTCAAGGCGTGCCTGAGCGCCGCTGAGCTGGGCCTGAGCCTCAATAAGAATATGGGCGAGGCAGACATCCTGAAGGTGTGGGATGGCCGCCTGAAGAAGAACGTGGCTCAATTCCGCCCACGCTATAAGGGGCTGATGAAGCTGGCGCTTCAGTCAGGCGATGTCCTGAAGATTGAAAGCCGCTTGGTTTATGCCAGCGATACCTTTGAGGTTGAGGAGGGCATTGAGCCGCGCATCATTCACAAGCACGGGCTGTCGAATCGCGGCGACATGATTGGTGCTTATTGCGTCTGGAAGCTAAAGAATGGTGAGACCCAGTTTGAAATCATGAGCAAGGAGCAGATCATTGCCATCCGTGATCGCTCATCGGCCAAGACCAAAGACGGCAACATCGTTGGACCTTGGAAAACAGATGAGGCGGAAATGTGGCGCAAGACCGTCGTTCGTCGTGCCAGCAAGTACATGCCGCTGTCGACTGAAGCGCAGCGCGCAGTGCAGGTCGACAATCAGGCGGAAGGAATCATCGAAGCTGACGATTATTCCGGTGATGAGATAGACATCACCGATTTCGAGGATACACCACCAGCAGAGGCGCAGGTGCAAAACCTAGAAGAAAAGATTGTCGCCAAGGCATCCGCGCCTCAACCAAAGCCAGAACTGCATATCGACATTCTGGAACCGCAGGAAGATGGCGACATGATTGACTGGGACGGATGGTGCGAAGCCGCGTGCGGCATCGTTGCCGAACTCTCGCCTCAAGAGCGCGAGGCATGGCGCGAACTGCACAACGGAATGCTGGACGAAGCGGAGCTTATGGCACCGCGCAGCGCTCTCAGACTTTTGAAACTGTTTAAGTAAGGAGAAAATCAATGGGTAAGAAGTATGATCTAGTCGTCAAGGTTGGCGAATACACGGATGGGCAAGGCCAGACCAAGGGCCGGTTCAAGAATGTCGGCGTCATGATGGAAGGTCAGAACGGCCCCTACATCCTGCTCGACCGCACCTTCAACCCGGCCGGCGTCGGTGGGAATGATGGCCGCGAGAGCATCATCGTCTCGATGTATGAGCCGAAGCAGGATGGAAATCAAATCTCGCAAGCCCAGCAGCAGCACTCGCAGCAGAAGGCTAACGCCTATCAGCCGCAGCAGCTTGAGGACTCTGTTCCGTTTTGATCTATTCGATCTCGTTCACTTGGAGGGGGGCGTCTTCGCCCTCCTCCACAGGAACCTCTTCTGGAATAAGATCATCCTGATTATCCTCGACCAGAGCAGTCCGCATCGCCTCAAGCCATGCCTCACGCTTGAACTTTCCGACGTTGTTGACTTTCATTTCTGGATACATCTCAATCAGCATGGCCTCTTTAAGAGCCTGCTCTGATGGAGGCTTGACAGCCTTCTCCATCTTCCCAGCCTCAACATCCTTCTGAAACTCATCAACGATTTCGCCGAGCTGCCGGTCGATTTCAGCGCGCAACTTGTCAGCTTCTGCTGAATCGCCATTGTTTTCAGCTTTAAT